GTCTTAACTTTTTTTAATAGTTTATCTTTTATCGCTGCTCCACCTAATTTATTACTATCTTCCATAATCAGATGTGCTGCAGGTTGCAGTGTTTGTGCTTCTACACTCTTAACTGCTCTGGCTAACAAGTCTGCTCGGGGTGGAATGGTTGCAGTAATAATGGTTACATCAGCTGTCCCAGGCATTACGTCTCCTACGTCTAATAGACCATCTTCCCTCAGATAGGTCACCTCGTTGCTCTTTATCGTGATAATACTCTGCGTTGTTTGGAAATGTCTCAGCGTTACGTGCAGTGTATCCTGCATGTAATGTCGATGAGTTATCGTGCGCGATAGGTATGAATGAGTGATTCACTTTTATATTAGATGCTGTGCATCTGCGCTGGTAATCATTATCCTCGAAATAGGCAGGATGCAGTGCCTCATCAAATAGTCCGACAGTATCTACGACCTGCCAGCCTAATGTGAAAGCACACCAGGGCTGTGGTGATCCTGATAACACTAATGAGTCACTGGTAGCTGTTTCTGCAAATAATCGCAGTGAGTCACCAGACCACTCTGTGTCAAAGTTACATATAAGCCAGTAATCAGCGTATGGAAATGCTTTAATGCCCAGATTCCATGATGTAGATACACCTAGATTATGTGGAAATCTCCAGAGATGTACATTACCTACCCACTGATTCCAAACAGGCTCATACTTACTATCACCAGCGTTATCTATAATCACTAAATCTTTTACAGCATAATTTATAGATTTAATCATCCTGTCTAATAAATCGTGACGCGCTAACACAGGCACGACCATTACTGGAATCATATTTTGGCTTCTGATGCCTCAGCTGGATTCTCTGGCATATCTACAGGTACACCTCGAGTGCTGTCACCTATTACAGGTGCAGGTTTAGCGAATAGTGCATCTAGAGCCTTTGTCCAGTATTTATCAAATACGACATCTGACTGATACTGTGCTGCAAAATCTATCGCCTTAACTGATCTGTCATCTGCTTTTATGTACGCCTCATCTAGAGCTGACACTATCTCGGGAATAGATGGCACATGGAAGAACGATTTCTGTGGTGCATCCCATAACGGTTGCCCACCTACCAACCATCCATCTCCACATAACTCTGTCGATGCTGCAAAATCTGAGACGATGACTCTGGTCCCACATGCCTGTGCCTCAATGGTAGGTATTCCAAATCCCTCACCATAGCTGGTTGCTAATAGCACATCCATGCCAGTGTAAATCGCAGCCATCTCATTAGATGGGATACCAGTCCTGAGCATGTATGGATCTACGAATCTGTATTGGTCTTTTTTAAGTCCTACAGATTTAATTAACTCCAGCATTTTGATACCACCTAAACTGCCTAGAGCATCTGTGTGTAAGTAGAGGACTGCGTCAGGGTGTTTCTGAGCGAACATAGAGAATGCCAGAATATTTTCACCGAACGCTTTACGACATGGGTACACACCTTTATTAGCAGCATTCATACCCACTACGAACGCATCTTCTGGGACACGCATCATTTCTCTAGCAGTTACCTGCTGATTATCTCTAGTAATAAAATCTGTTGGTTCGTACACACGCTCGATAGCATGAGGTACATACTCCGATGCGATGCCTACATTCTCTAGCATCGACTTACCATACATACTCATAGCGATAGGTGTAACAAAGTCCTGACGTACCCACGCTGCAACATCTGGTGGTGCAGGCATGTGATCTATCGGAGTCCACGCACCGATACGCCAGTCAGAATATCTAGGGCCTTTAAATACCCATTGGTCGAATAGTGTGATCATGGCGTGCTCAGCTGATGGATCATGTCGATACCAGTCGTACATGTGCGCTGGAATAACATCATTAGACCACTGATCGTGACCACGTGGATAAACAGGTACATCACCATACTGAGTAGACCAGGTAGATGCTGCTGCCTCTAGACCATAATTAGCAGCGATAGCGATGTCATATCCTGCTTTCTTAAATCGTGGGATGGCCTGTGCGCTCTGTTGGCCGTAGCCAGTCGTAGCCCAGGGTGCGTTCGACATCCATAAAATGCGTCTCTTCTCTTCACCAGATTTAACGGCATGCAGATGTCTAGGTTTTTGTTTCTCTAATGCTCGTCTTTCAGCTCTATTCACGCAGGACTCCTAAATAAGTTAGACCCCACACTACTAGAGCATGGGGTCTAAAGGGAGTCTAGGACACGACCTGCGCTTCGCATCCTAGACAACTAAATTATTCAGATCAGCTGGTTGTTAAATACTTAACATGGCTGGTCTGAATCAGGTTACCATCAAGGCGTACCTGTGCTCTGAACGTAATTAGGTCTTGATTGAAAGCGTAATCATCGGATCTGTCGATTCTTATGCCACCAACTTGACGCACGAAATATGAGTTCAGGTTACCGAAGATAACTGATTTCACAGCTGAACCTACGTTGCTCATCGCTGGATTCTCGTAGATACGGTGACCTAATAATAGATCGCGATCTTCTGAGTTCATAGATGGACTGAATAGGTATTGTCCTGCGTTGTCTTTTAATTTTCTCACTGCAGCAACAGTGTTTGCGTTCATCATGAATCCTGAACCTGGCAAACGACGTGCAACTGTGTCTAGTGAGTAGACCAAAGAAATTAGGTCATCTGCTGCTAATGATGTAGCTGTTGATGCTACACCTGAGCCTGCACGACCTACGATACCTGTTGGTTCTACAGTTCCTGTACCTAGAGTCAATCTGCTGTTAGCAGTTGTACCCATAGTGTTACCGATTTGATCGGCCAAGAAACCGAGAATATCAACGCCAGCATCTTCAACTAGTTCACGTGTTACTTGAATTAGGAAACCATATTTATATGCACCTAATGTAACGAATGAGTTGAATGTAGGATCTGCTTCTGAATATGCTGCTGCTTCTGCAGTTGCAGTTCCTTGAGTTGCTGAGTATGCACTCAGTGATGGGATTTGTAAGTTTTCTCCACCAGCTGTGTTAAGGATGGTAGATGTTTCTAGCATTGGCCCTACGAATCTTGCTAATTCGATAATACGGTTGTAGAAAGAGGTTGGCACTGGTGATCCTGTTGAGGATTTTGTAATGTCTCTCTTTTCAAATTCGTATGATCTCATATCGCCACGTGCTAATGAACGAATAATTTCTGCTTCATCTTTAGCTGTGGATTTTTCTACTACTGGTTTGGCTTGATCTTCAAAACCTCTCATTGCTTCTGCTGCACGCACTTCGCGATCTGCATCTGCTTTTAGGGTTTCGATTATTTGTGCTCTACGATCTAAGTCTGCTGAGATGCTTTGATACTTAGCATCTTCTTCAGCTGTTAGTTCGCGCTTTTCTGCTGCTGCAGAATCGAGAAGAGTTTTGGCTTCTTCCCAGGCACGATTACGTGCTTCATGTTGTTGCTTAATGTATTCCAATGACATTATGATGTCGTCCTTTTTGTTTGAGTTGGACTGCGTGGCTCACACGACAGGTAGCGATAGTGGTGGCATCCACGCAACTATCTAGATATATCCTATATCAGATTTAGCGAGTCTCTTTACTTTCTATAACTCGGGTTTCTTTTACTGGTTCAAATTTCTTAATTTCAGGTGTATCGATTTCTACTATCGCTGTAGCCATCGCGTCAGCGAGTTCAGCTATCGCACCTGATTCAGGGTAACCTGCAGTTTTAAGTATCACGTCTTTTATTTGATCTTTATTCATTAGAGTGCCTTGTAGACTAGGTCTAACTGTTTACGTTTGATATCTAAGTTACTGAATGACCCTAAGATAGGTGCATCTGCTCGTAATTTAGTTACCACTTCTGTTATTAGGTCAGCACTGTCAGCAGATAATTTCTCTCCACTTTCTAATTTGATAAGAGCATCAGCTAGTAAATCTGGGTCAGTGTTAGTCCTAGATGCCAGTATTTCTACTGATCTGACTTGCGCTGTGGTCGCTTCGTACGCAGGGAATCCTGTGACGATAGATACCTCATGTAGGCGTATGTCTAATAGTTCTCTGACAGTGCCATCATCTGACCATCTGTCACCTTTCTTAGGTACAGAGAAACCGAATGACATGGAGTGAACATCTCCTCGCTGCATTAGGACTGATAGGTCACGACCATAGGTTGTATCTGG